CTACAATCGGCATTCAAACGAGCCCTGGTCGATATCAAGGCTTGTGGGAACTTCGTAGAGCTATCGGGGCTCGTAGACACGAATCACTTAACCAGCGACTCACATACGCCACAGGAGCGGACAGGGGGGGCTGGCACCTAACGAAGGTGCTAAGAGTACCAGGTACACTCAATCACAAGTACGATCCTCCTCGTAAGGTTCGAGTATTATGGGATTCACATCAAACCTTTACTACTCAGGAGATCGAGGACTATGTCAAAGGTATCGAAAGCCATGAACTGGACCCAGAAGTTAAAGGTCTTATTCTTCCCGTCGAATCGAGGAAGGATATCCTCAGCCGAGTTGAGAGGACCACAAGCCAACGGCTTAAAGCCTTGGTTCAAGAGAAAGCCGAACCTGGAGACGAGGGACGCAGCGGCCTCTTATGGGAGTTGGAGTGCCGGCTTCTTGAGTTCGGTCTTGAGCCTGAAGAAGTTTTTGTCGTGGTACGAGAAAGCTCATGGAACAAGTACCGAGATAGGCACTTGGGTGATAACGCTCTCTGGCGAGAAGTCTCCAAAGCACATCTCCATATCGGTTCCAGTAGACTGGAGAACGATAAGGGAAGCAAGACAGGTGTTGTGCGACTGCGGCCAAGACTTGTTACCTATTCTCAACTCCTCTCATCAACGATTTCTGAACCAGACTGGCTTGTTGAAGATTGGTGGACCCTCGGCTCGCATGGCATTATTGCTGGTCTGCCCAAGAGTTATAAAAGCCTCATCTCTCTCGACTTATCCGTCTCTATCGCCTCAGAAACCAAGTTCCTAAATCTCTTCCCAGTCAACTCAAAAGGAGTAGGGCCTGTACTTATCGTACAGCAGGAGAACTCAATGGCCCTACTCCGAGACAGACTATGGCGGATTACAAAATCTCGGGGCTTACACTCAGGCAATGTAGGAATGCACAAGGGGACTGTGGTAGTAGAGTTCCCGCCCGCCTTGCCCATCATGTTCTACAATGACTTCGGCTTTGATATGTCCCAAGAGGGAGATCGAGAAGCCATCGAGATTATCATCCAACAAGAACAGATCAAGATGGTTGTATTCGATCCCCTGTACCTGATGATTGGAGGTGCCGATGAGAATTCCTCAAAAGATATGCGTCCTATCCTATCCTGGTTACTTCGGCTTAGGAACCTATATAACTGTGCAGTGGTTGTCGTACATCACTGGGGTAAAGGAAGTTTGGATAAACGTGGGCGAGGAGTTGGAGGTATTAAGCTTCTCGGTTCAACCACAATTTACGGGTGGCTTGAGTGTGGCCTCTACCTTGAGACTAAGGTTACGGACCAAGGTATACAGATTGTCGTGGAGTCTGAATTCCGGGAGCGACTCGCACCTCCCCCTAAGGGTTATACCCTCCAGATGGGGAACGTCGGGGAAAGTGGTTATGCGTGGAAACAAGGTGGTCCAGTCGCTTCAACGAACAAGATCCTTTACCTTATTGGGCAGTCAGGAACAGAAGGAAGCACTATTAGCAAGCTGGCCGAAGCCACTGAGGTGGGCACTAAAAAACTCAGGTCGGAAATCGCAGAACTAATCCAGAGAGGAGAGATACGTGTCGAAACGGAGGGTAAGCGAAAGAGGTTCTATCTTGAAGAGGGTTGACAATGACCACAGTTACCTTAACCGCTCAGACCCTCTTTTGCTGGATGATGCGGGTAATCTCAAGTACCCCCTATGGGTACAAGCAAATAGACCGGACAAAATACGATGGCGCCTAATAGTTACCAGCCCGGAGGGTAAGAACAGAGGCAAACTAGTCCAGTTCTACAGTGAGGCAAAGAGACTCGCTGCTCTATTCCAAGAGAAGTATCCAGATCATGAAGTGACCATCGTTAGCAGACAAGGAGCTTATGGAGCACCCAGGTCAAAGGTGCCTGACTATATCATTATGAGGATGAATGAAGAGGGCAATACATGGTGCCCTTTCTGCCGTAAGTTCAGGCAATTTCTTTATGACCCATACATGGAGGTTAAACGCTGTCCTGTATGTCGTATCCCCATAGGCAACATCTACGTAACCAAGAATAACTTCCTTTAGGAGGAGAGATGGGCAGAGAACTAACACCCTCTATCGAGGAGAGTCTTGAAAGGATAGCAATAGCGGTAGAAGCTATTGAGAAAAGGGCATGGAGAGAAGGAAATGCGAGGCTAGCAGAGTTTATAGAGGAAGAGAACCTGCAGAAAATGACAGGTAAGGTGGCAAGGGAGATGTATGGGGAACCTGAGACCGTTCAAGAACAAGAGGTTAAGGAGCCAGGGGATCAGCCGAGAAGAGATAGCGATAGGGAAGTTTATGAAGAGGCAGCGACAGAAACAACAGGAGAAGAGAGCCTCCCAGAAAGATCCAGAGAAATAATTTCCCTCGCCAGAGAAATGGATGTTGAATATCTTGTCCATGACGGCATGGTAGTAGTAGATGCGACCGTCATTGATGAATACCACCGTCGGAAATTTGAGAATCGTCTGTGAAGTTCAGGCCACGAGTAAAGCCCTATAAACATCAACGGCGTGGACTCATTAGACTCTGGAAGAAGAAAGGGGGTGCTCTTCTATGGGAACCTGGTACGGGGAAGACTAAGACCGCTCTTGACTTTGCCTCTGCTCTGCACATCGCAGGTAAGTGTGACCGAGTTCTGGTATTATGCCCTATCAATGCCCTTCAGGTATGGTCTGCCCAATCGGTCCAATATATTCACAATGACATCTCATGGAAGCTCTATGTGCCTGAGGGTAAGGTTATTGACAAGGCGGATCAGATTATGCAGACCCTTATAGATCTCCCCCCGTCAGTCATGAGCATTCAGGTCTTGAATTACGATGCCATTATAAAGCGAGACCGTGACTGGCTTATTATGAAGGCTCTCCAGAATTTTGATCCCGATCTCTTAATCCTTGATGAATCTCAGAAGGTGAAGAATGCCACAGCCAAGCGAAGCAAAGCCGCTCACATCTTGGGAAACCGTGCCCGACACGTTGTCATCCTCTCTGGAACGCCAGTTAGCAAGAACTATCTGGACCTTTATTCTCAATTCAAGTGCATTGATCCGAGCATCTGGCGGCACCCTCACCGAAGCAAAGATATGTCCTGGACAGAGTTTCGTAACTATTACGGTATTTGGGGTGGCAGATCAGGGTGGGAGCTTCGAGGCTATCAGAATATCCACGACCTACAGAGGCGATACAAGCCATTGGCTTCAGCGGTCAGGAAGCAAGATTGTCTTGATCTACCACCAACTACCGATACCATCATCCCAATCCTAATGAGTCCTAATCCCCATAGAGCTTATTTAATCTTCTCTGATGAGGGTCTAGTAGTGTGGAAACGTCACCTGATCGAAGCTCCCATTATCCTTACCAAGTTGCTTCGCCTCCAGGAGATGGCAGGTGGCTCGGTCCATGATGAGTTGGGTGCGGTGGTCGAGTTCCACAGAGATAAGATGGCAATCCTTAAGGACCTCGTCATAGGGCTCCGTGAGGCAGAGCTTAAGTTCCTCATCTTCGCCAGGTTCAAATGGGAAATGAGGACAATTGCTGAAGTGGTAGATACAGATTTGGTCATAAAGGGAGGGGTTTCTCACAAACGGCGCCAGGAGGTGGTAAGGCGCTTCATAGAGTCGGACAAAGAGGACGCCCTGATTATCCAGATCGCTTCTGGCGAGGCTCTCGATGGTCTCCAGCATGTTTGCTCCAATGCCATTTTCTACTCAACGGACTTTAGCTGGGCAAACTATAGTCAAGCCCGAGGTAGATTGGAAAGATCTGGCCAAACAGAGCCAATAACCTTTCACCATCTACATATGCAATCCTCTGTGGATAAGCTCGTGTACCAAGCTCTTCGGGAGAAGAAGGATCTAGAGAAGTTAGTCATGGATGACCCGGACATTCTGGTAGTTGACCGGGACTAGACGGATATTATACAATAACAGAGAGCAAGCGAGAGAAGGCAGGCATGGCAACAATCGTAATAGAAGGGCCTGATGGGTCGGGCAAGACGACATTAGCGAGGGCCCTTATTGGACTCTTTCCCTTTGCTCAGTATCACAAGTCTCCCGCAGGCAGTGATGCTGACTGGAAGAGAGAATGGGACATGTATGTCCGATCCAAGATAAATCTTACAGCATTCACCATCCTAGACAGAGTGCCAGAGATTAGTGAACTGGTCTATGGCTATAATGTTAGGGGCTATATTCGTGGGTTTAATCACCTAAATGAACTCACCGACTGGAGCAATAGACCAAGTATTTTGGTGATTTTCTGTGGTTATCAGGGGGCGCCTTATGGAACCCATAATGATTTTGCAGGTAATACAGTTAAACCAGACATGAAACAGATTGCCATTACTTATGAATTCCTTATGATGGCAATGCGTAGCTCTCTTACTCAGGTGTTCGAGTGGAATAGAGATGACCCGCCTTGGACCCAGCTACTCAACCGCCTCGAAGGGCAGTTCCCATCCTATGCAAGTTGGGATAAAAGACCTGAGTGGAATCAGGCACTATCAAAAGGGAGGAAAAGAATTGGTTGATCTAATGCTTCTCCAGGCTGAACATAAGGTTTGGCTAGAACATAATTTTCCAAGACAGCTATCTCATGAAGCCTTGTTAGGCGTAGTAGAAGAGGTTGGGGAACTTTCTCATTCTCACCTAAAGAAGGGTCAAGGTATAAGAGGTACAGATCGAGCCCATGTAGCTGCCATTAAGGATGCTATTGGTGACATTGTGATTTACCTAGCCAGTTATTGCACTACTAACGGCTATGACCTAGATGAGTGTGTAGAGGATGCGTGGGCATTGGTAATGCAGCGGGACTGGCAAGATAACAAAGTGGATGGCAGTGGCTAGTTGGTCAGAACATATGGCGGCGCCTGACTACGATCAGCCAATACAGCCTACGGAACTGCGGTATATAATATGTGGGGCGCCTCGATCGGGAACCTCTTTACTGTGCTCATATCTCTATAACGTCGGAGCGGGTGTGCCGATGGAGTATTTTGATGAGCAGTTTGTAGGCCCAATGCTAGGCAAACGTTGGTTCCCAAGTCAGCAGAAACTCCATATTAGGGACTATATCAAGGCTCTTCATGAAAACCGTACAAGGAATCAGATTTTTGGGGCGAAAGTTCTCTGGCACCAGTTCGGTGATCGAATGGATGGGTGGCATGAATCTTATCCAGACACCAAGTACATTTGGGTCCACAGGAGAGATTTGATTCAACAGTCGGTATCTGCCTACATAGCTCAGGCTTTGGATTACTGGTCTACTATTAAAGGTGATAGTGACGAGAGACCTAACCCACCGCCTTATAATTTCCTCCGGATAGACAATATGAGGCTAGTAATACAGGAGCAGAACTATAACTGGGATCTATTTTTTGAGGATAAAGAGTTCTGGCCTGTAGCTTATGAGGATCTTATTAAAGATCCTGCTAGAGAAATGGCTAAGGTTATGCACTGGTTTGAGGATCCCCTTCCTCAACCGTACAAAATTGGTGAGCCGAAAACCAAAAAGATCCGGGACAAAATAGACATGTATTATTGTCACAAATACCGTAATGATCTCCATCAGATTGTAGATCCAGAATGAGTTTTAAGATACTCCGTGCCACTGACATGACTCAGTTATGGCATGATGTAACTCGCTGGCACCTCTATAAGGAGGAGGTAGATCTTGAACTGGGAATTGGTACTAACCTTAACAACGTTATCCTCGAATCAGAATCAATGGACTTTCAGTTTGATCTCCGGGAAGTCTGGCTTAATCCATCCCGCTGGACACGACTTACGAGAGAGTATCTGGATGGGCCAGAGACGGCTGATTTTGTCCGACGATCCCGTATTATTTACGGAGACAAAGGACGAGGTGGGGTTATTACAAACCTACACTTTAAGGGAGTAACTCGTCATGATCGGAAGCACAAATGGGGCAACTGTCTCTTGGCCTGTACGTTTAGAGGCAGTCATAGGAATGACAAAGTACAGCCCACTCTCACGGTCCACAGCAGAGTCTCCTATAACGCCTACATGCTCGGTCTTGATATGGGACTGGTTCACTTCCTCGCCAGAGAAATTGCTGAAGAGATCCCTATGGGAATACGCCTTCAGTGGCATTTCGACGTCCTGCAACTCCACTCGTTCAAATCTCTCCCTTACCTATACTCTCAACCAGATTTGATGGAAGTATTAGAGCATCCAGATCAACACGAAGAGGTATGGAGATTACCAACTTGGCGTTCGATAGGACGATGGTGGGAAAAGGTTCTCAAGTTCGAGGCAGATGGTAAGACTGTGGATGAGGAAATCTATGGGCCCTTCAAAAGGATCCGCCGACGCTATGAAGAGTATCAGCAAGGTATCTATGTCCCATCAACACCAGTAGAGAGCCTTGATTTCGGTAAGGTGGAGGGATACGAGATATGAACTTCCAACACGCTTACGACCACGCCCTGTCAAAACTTTGGATAGGTGGTCATGAGGCAGACGTGGGAGAATGGCAAGCATTTAGGGGGGGTGATCTACCACACTTTAAAACCTGGGAAGTAGAGGATGTCGACCTGACATTCGACGTGCCCCCTGATATGAAATCTCTCCAGGATATCATGAAGCCTAACCTACCCTGGGCTGAGGATCATTTTCAGGAGAGAGTGTTTGGTCAACCTCTTAATCCGGGAGAAGAATATAAAAACTGGCCCTGGTACAATCAAGGTGTAGAGGATCACAAACTCCAGGGGAAGTTCAGTCACACCTACATGGAGAGATATTGGCCCGACCCGAGATCTGTTGGGAATCTTAGCGATCTGGTTGATCTTCTAATCAATAGACCCTATACCCGTCAAGCATACCTGCCTGTATGGTTTCCTGAAGATACAGGTTCGGTAGGTGGGATAAGAGTACCCTGTTCACTTGGGTATCACTTCATGAGGCGAGGGGATAAACTCAAAGTGGTTTACTATATGAGGTCATGCGACTGGTTCAGGTATTTCCGAGATGATATGTACCTCACCGCCCGTCTACTCCAATGGGTAGCGGAGAGAACCCTTACAGTCCCAGGTCGCATGATCGTTCATATCTCTTCCCTACATGTATTCCTCAATGAGAAGGGTCGACTAGAAAAGGAGTCAAACAGTGCCAGTAGGACCATATAAGACTTTCCCCGCCTGCGTTGCAGCCCAAGTTAAAAAAGGAAAGAGTGCATCATCAGCCCGTAAGATATGCGGGGCCATGCAGAAGAAAAGCCACTCTACACGAGGAAAAAAGAAAAGATGAGCCTAGACCACATTGACTATATGGATCTAGCGAGATTCTTTGGCTCTCATTCAACGTGTGAGAGACTGCATGTAGGTGCCGTAATAGTCAGAGACAAGCGTGTAATCGCCACAGGATATAACGGTGCTCCCTCTGGGTTGCCCCACTGTGAGCATGAGCTTGCTCCTCAATCGCTATATCCCGACCCCAATGAGGGACCATGTATGAGAGCCGTTCACGCAGAGGCCAACGCCATTGCATTTGCAGCCAAACATGGGCTAGCACTAGACTTATCAGTATTATATACCACAGCATCCCCATGTGTCCCCTGTGCCCAACTGATAATCAATGCTGGGATCAAGGAGGTGTACTATGCCGAGTGGTACCGAGACAATAGAGGGCTCGGGCTCTTTAACGAAGTTGGCATCGAGACTGGTCAAGTTAACCAATCCAGAATGTCAACAGTGTCCCTTACACCAAGAGACTGACCGTGTCTGCATCCCTGTTAACCCCGCCACGAAGAGACCCAGTAATGGAAGAATGGTTATCGTCGGAGAAGCTCCAGGTGGTCATGAAGAGCAAACGGGACGGCTATTTAGTGGGCCTGCTGGGACAAGACTCTGGGATGAGCTTTCTCCACTCGGCTTTCAAAGGAGCCAATTCTTTATTACGAACGGGGTTAAGTGTAGACCTACTGATAACCGTACACCAACACCCAGAGAGATCCGTATCTGTACGAGCGAGTATCTCGTCCCAGAACTGGGCCTCATTTCTCCTGAGTATGGTTTGGCTCTTGGTAACGGTGGTTTGCAGGCCACCATGGGACGAAAAGGGATTACTAAGCATAATGGTGAGTCCTTTAAGGCTCACGGAATACAATGGGTAGCAGCTTTCCACCCAGCAGCAGTACTTCGTAACCCGAGGTACCTTGCTCCCTTTAGGGAGGCCTTGCTAGTCTTTAAAAGGCTAGTGAGGGATGAATACGGAGCAGTCAAGACTATCTCGGTTCCTGTCAATGATAAGGAATCCCTTAAGAAACTGGTCTCTGCACTCAAGAAGGCCAAGAGGGGTGCGATTGACATTGAGACATGGTCGAATCACCCAGTGGTGGGTCGATTCCCGGGTGGGGGACTAGCATGGTGGGATCCTAGCTTCAGGCTATCACACCTCAACATCACGCTCCGAACAGGGAAGAGTTATGTAGTTCTCCTGTGGAACAAAGACGCCCGCTGGAAAGACCCAGCAGCAGTTCTCCGCATACTCAAGCCCTATATTGAGGATATACCACACTGGATAATGCACAATGGGATGTTCGACCAGAAGGGTCTAGAGGTTAGTGGGATATCCATACGTCAGGCGTTTGATACTATGGGCGCTATGTATGCTCTGGACGAGAACAATATCAAGGACCTAGGATATATGTCTCGGGTACTAGTGGGGGCTGAACCTTACAAGGACACAGTAGACAAGTCGGATATGTATAATGCGGATCTCGAGGCCGCAGTTGAGTACGGGGGCAAAGATTCTGACTACACCTTCCGACTTGAATCTATTATGCGTAGGAAGATGAGAACGGAAGAGCCCCTAGGCTATCACCTCTACAAGAAACTCCTTCTGCCCGCAGCTAATGTCCTATCCGAAGTAGAACTGGTGGGTCTTCCCATCCACAGAGGGAAGTTCAAAAAGCACCGCAAAGAAAACGGACAGAAGATAGAGGAGGCAGTAGAACAACTCCAAGAGTTTGTACCTGACCATATGAAGCCCTACAATCCTAACTCAGTACCACAGACAGCAGACCTTCTCTATAACTACCACGATTTTCCTATTATCCAAGCAACTCGAACAGGTAAAGGATCTACAGCAGAGGAGGTCCTGCTTAGACTCCGAGACCTTGACGAAGAGGGAGTGATTGATGCCATCCTCAACTACCGACACCGGTTCCTCTACGAATCCAGATACTTTAATCCCTGGTCGCAACTTATGGACTCTAGAGGACGGCTCCATTGTCACTTTAAGCCATTCCATACTGTCACCGGGAGGCTTAGTTCTGAGAACCCTAACCTTCAACAAATCCCCCGGGATATATTCATTCGAGGTCTTGTGGGTGGAAGACGAGGATGGACGGTTGTTGAGTGTGACTACTCACAAGCTGAACTCCGAATCGCAGCCCATCTGAGTCAAGATCCGGTCATGATGCGGGCTTTCCTAACAGGTAAAGACATTCATACTGAGATGGCTATGGCTATAACGGGTCTGACGAGGAAAAGTATTGAGCCAGAGCAGAGGAAGATGGCCAAGTCTGTTAACTTCGGATATCTATATGCTATGGGCTGGGCCAGGTTCAGATCCTATTGCTTTGATAACTATGGCATAGAAGTATCCGAGGCTGAGGCTCGTAACTCACGGGACACTTACTTCCATAGGTATAAGAAACTTCAGGGCTGGCACGCAAGACAGCGACGTGCCGCTCATCGTCGGAAGTGGGTCGTCTCTCCCATTGGTCGTAAGCGTCACCTATGGGACATTGACTCGAATAACAAGGAGATCAGAGCAGAGGCAGAGAGACAGGCTATTAATTCACCTGTCCAATCTCTGGCGTCAGATATGAACCTCATGACCATGATACTCATTCATCCCCAACTAGACCCTAAGATAGCTAGGATGATCTCCACTGTCCACGACTCTATCCTATTTGAGATTCGAGACGAAGCAGTGGATGATGTACTACCCCTTATCCTGGACACGATGGAGAATCTACCATTGGAGGAAGACTTTGGATGCCAACTTACAGTCCCGATCGTGGCCGATGCCAAAGGAGGAAGATTCTGGAGTGAGGGTGCCAAGGCGATCGGACGTTGAGGACGTTTTGAAATGTGACTTCCTAGATTGTAGGCACGGCTTCTCTTACCACAGGTTTAATACAAACGGTAAGTGTAGGTATAAGGATTGTAAGTGTACCTGTTGGGTAAGGAAGTGGGGTAAACCCATAAAACTAAAGGGTAGTTGAGTCCATCGACTAGGGCATATTATACTACTAGCACAGCAAGCAGAACCGAGGACGAAGTGCCAATCACTATAAGCCAGTCAGCTATCAAGGCCTGGCGGAGATGTAAACGCCAGTACTATTACAAACACATTGAGGAACTAGAATCTCGCCTTCCTGGCTTGCCCCTTAAGCGAGGGAACTGGCTTCACTCATTATTAGCTGTTCACTATAAGGGTGGGGACTGGGAGATAGAACATCGAAAGCTTACCCGCCAATTCAAGAAGCTCTTTCTAGAGGAGCGAGAGTTCTATGGTGATCTGCCAGATCAGGCAGAGAGAATGATGAAAGCCTATCTCTATCATTGGCGAGATCAGGACGAGGACTGGGAAATCCTTCATGTTGAAGAAACGTTCGAGGTCATAAGTGATAGTGGTGACACCTTCTCATTCAAGCCTGATCTAGTTATTGTTGAGAAATCCACGGGTCACATAGGGTGTTGGGATCACAAGTCAACTAAAGGATTACCTGATGCAGACTGGAGAATACAAGATCTACAATCAGGTCTGTATCCCTGGGGTCTGAGACTTGCCGGTCTGGATGTAGACTATTTTGGGTTTAATTATATCAGGACTAAGGTTCCTACTACACCTCATATCAATTTGGACGGGTCTATATCCAAAGCTAAGCTCGACACGGACTACTACACCCTTGCAGCGTTCTTGAAGGAATACTACGCAGATGAGTGGCCCAAGATCCCACCAGAGTGGAAGATAAGACTGCGAACCTTAAAGGTTGACAACCGATACTTTAAAAGAAGCCGAGTCAACAAGACAGGGCCAGTAGAAAACCGTCTCGTTCAGGAGATGGATTATACTTCACAGGAGATTGAGTCATACCTTGAATTTGCTAAGGATATGCCTGACGCAGACCCATGGACCCGCACTATGATTATGTCTTGTGACTGGGATTGTGACTTCCATGATCTGTGTATGGTCGAGCTCCTAGGGGGGGATGGAAAGTTCATGCGCCGTAGCAAGTATCAACAGTCCAAGTATGCAAAGGAGAGGCGAGTTGGAAAGCAAACGCCAAAAAAGACTTAGCCTCGTCGAGGGCAGGATTGCTCTCGCTACCGAGGTCCCGGACTTTCTCAACATGATGGTATGGGGTAGAGTTAAAAGTGGGAAGACTCTCTTCGCCTGCACTGGTCCTAAACCCATCGTGCTCATGGCAGAGAGGGGAGCCCTAGTAGTTCGTAATGATCCAAGGGTTCAGTTATTCCCAGTCCGTAAAAGCAAAGACAGGATTCTCTACCGGCCTATGAGGTGGAAGGATACATATGACTTTCTTCACTACCTAAGGTATGGAGATCATGACAGAGAGACGGCCGTGGTTGACACTATGTCCGCCCTTACCCGAGTCGGGATGAGATTCATTAACCGTGATGAGGAAGCTAGAGATGATGCCCGTGCTCCAGGCACTACTGACCAGCGTACCTGGGGTAGATTAGCCACACTCATCACCGAATTCATGGAAGATATCGAGGAGATTTGTGCAACCCGTGGTATGCACTTGATATACACCTCACAGGAACGAGTCCTGAATGAGGAGAAGGCAGAGCAGATGGGAGTAGATTGTATTCCAGACTTCACCCCACAGATACGAGCCTTCGTAACGGCACAGCCAAGTATATTGGCACGGACCTTCATAGAGGAGGAGGAGAATGAAGAGGACATAGAAGCAGAAGGAATCATTAAGTACGGCATGACGTTTAGGGATGCGGATCTTTTAGTAGGTGAGAGAGTTACACCGCTTGGTGCAAAGAAACCATGGCTTCCCCGTAATGCCTACAACGTTACCGTACCTAAGATCCTAAGACTAATCCAGAAGAGAGAAGCAGCCTCGAAGAAAGCGAGATAATGGCTCAGAAAAAGAAAGGCAGTGCCCCTAAAATCAAGGCAGGCACTGCTAAGACCATAGATAATGATACAGTCCTTGTTAACCTAAAAGGAATAACTGCGGGTCGTCGGAAGAGGGCTCGTATTCCAGAGGGCCAGTATCTAGTCAAGCTTAATAAGGCCGAGAATAGACAAACTAAAGATACTAATAACCCCATGGTTGTCTGGGTATTTGAAGTTGCTGGGGGCTCCAAGTATGACGGCACCTTCCTTTGGTATAATACTGTCCTCACGGACGAGTCACTCTGGAGCTTCCGGGGCGTGCTTGAGGCTCTAGGGGTAAAGGTCAAAGACTCCACGATGAAGGTCCCTCTTAGTAGACTCGTAGGTCGTGAGTGTGGCGTTGAGATTGTTGACGGTGAACCCTATAATAACCGTATCGCTTCCGAAATCAATGATCTCTTCCCCAAGGATCAACTTGAGGAAGATGACGAAGAGGATGACGAGTACGAGGACGAAGAGGAAGAAGAAGAGGAAGAAGAAGAGGAAGAAGAGGAAGAAGATGAGGAGATTGACCTAGACGAAGAGGAGCTATAGACTACAGGGGCATGCTTCTCCTTTCTGGGACGCTGCTTGCTAATGGGCGAGCCCCCTTCGGGGGGCTCCCCTTCGTTGGTGGAACAGGTGACCGTATGGTAGATGCTATAGACGGAGGGTACCTAAGCCGTCTTAAGTGGAAGTCACCAAGTCGGGACAAGGGGTTTGGAGCCTGACACTTTATGAAAGAATCCGTACTCACTCGAAGGATCCTGAGGGAATTAAAGAGACGGGGAGGATGGTGGATTAAGATTCATGGCTCGGCTTCTCAGACCACAGGAATTCCCGATATAATAGGGTGTTACCGTGGGAGATTCATTGGGATCGAAATTAAGCTGCCCAACCGTCGCTCAAAATTGACTAAGAGACAGCGGTTCATACTGAAGCGCATCATCACGCAGGGGGGATATGCCCGAGTCATACGATCTACCGAGGCATGCTCTGGGTTTATGGATGCTATCGACAGAGAACTCGATCACGACTCCTTGACAAAGTAACTTGCCACAAAGGTTAAGACCGTTGTGATAGCCGCCCCGACTGCTCCGGGTACATCAAGAGAAGCGGCTTCACCTACTACCCAAATCAAAATGGCAGTTACTGCTCCAGCTAGAGCTCCTGCCCCAACCTTAGTTGTAGGTATACCATTAGCCATCGTTCTTTTCCCTTTCTAGCATCTTGTAAAACCTATTGAGGAAGGTCATCAATTCCTCTTTGGTTGTATTAGCATGGGGATCCGAGAACTCAGTCACTATCTTGTTATCCTCGGCCCATCTCCAATTCTTCAGGTGAACTCTACTAGGCTCACCAAAACTAGGCCGCCCCGTTCCATTCACTTTCC